AACTTAGGTTTAGTAATGCTTGCAATTTTGCTTGTAAACATTGTTCTAAAGTATTTTCTTCTGGATGGAAAGGTAAGCTTCAAAATTTTATACCAGATGAAGAATCAAAGTTATACGATTTAAAACAATTATTGGGGACTGAGCATAGACATGATAAGGATGACGATTATGAAATGGCTTTAACTGTTGAACAATCCTTACAAATAGTTGATGATTTAAATGCTAATTTTCCTTATCTAGAACATATTAATTTTGCAGGAGGAGAACTTTTATATCAAAAACAATTCCTTCCGGTATTAAAAAAATTAGGAGATCATCCTAATGCTTCTAATATACATCTTAGTTTTCATTCTAATTTTAATTCTGATTTTGATGTTGTTAAATTGTCTGAATTATTATTACCATTTAGTACTTCCACTATTACAATATCGATTGATGCAGGCCGAACGTTTTATTCTTATTTTAGAAGTGGTGGGACATGGGAACAATTAGAAAAAAATATTAAAAAGTTTAGAGAATATAATGATTATACCTGGTTGGATATTACATGTACAACTTCAATATATCAAATGCTGGACATTTATGATGTATTTGAATCTTTTATAAGTTTAGAAGCATCTGTTAATATATCTATAGTGCAATCTCCAAAATATTTAGATCCTTCATTGATATTATTAGATTTTGAAAAAGAAACAATGAAAGATATAGAAAAAACAGAGGAGCTAATTAAGTCATTTTTCGATAAACCTATAGAAAGGGTTTCCGAAAAAACTGGACACATGTATTGGGTAAAGCATGAACAAACTCTGGAAAAACTGCATCGCATAGTTAAATATATTAAAAGTTTTAAACCCAAATATCATGATTATAATAGATTTTTAATTTATAGAAAAAAATCCGATATGATATGGAATGAAAATTTTAATGACTATTTTCAAAACTATCAAATAGATGAACATAATGAATTGATTCGCGTAAAATGAAACATTTTTGCATGGCGCCATTTACTCATATACAAATGAACCCGGCCGGAGAAATAAATCCATGTTGTATTTTTGATAAAAGAATTTATCCAAGATATGATAGTTTAGAAATGGCTTTTAATGGTCCAGAAAATTCGGAACTTAGAAGTAAGATGTTAAACGATGAATGGATTAAGGGTTGTGAAAAATGTTATAGGGATGATGAAATAGGTAAACCAAGTTATCGTAAAAATTTCAATAACAAATATGATAAAAGTTATATTCAAAATCCAAAAATAAAGGAACTAGAATTTTCTGCTTCCAATTTATGTAATTTTAAATGCATAGGTTGTAATTCTAAATTTAGTTCGGCGATTGGTGGAAAATTATATAAAAATTTATTACCGGATTTAGATTTAAGTGAATTAGAAGATTTAAAGATTCTTGGTGGTGAGCCATTTATGGATCCACTGTATTTAGAATTGTTTAACACTCTTAAAATTGAAAATATTAATTTAATGATTGTTACAAATAATTCTATTTTTCCAAATGAAAAATGGAGAGAGTATCTTACCAGATTTAAAAGTTTGAATTATAATGTTAGTATTGACGGAATTGGTGAGGTAGCGGAGTTTGTTAGATATGGAACCAAGTGGTCTCGATTTGAAAAGAATTTTGATAAACAATTAAAACATTTTTTCGTAATACCTCATTACGTCTTTCATACCCTTAATAGCACGGACTTAACTGATACGATTAAGTGGATAGAATCAAAAGGGATAACTAATAATACTATATCATATGATTTTTTAGATGGACCGGAATGGTTGAATGCATCTTATTTGCCTTCTAATGTAAAAGATATCATAATAAATAATAATGACAATTTTTTACAAAAAGAAATAATAAACTTCTTAAAGTCTAATGAATTTGATAAAAGTTATTGTATTAAGTTAATTAAGTGGATGAATGAAAGAGATGACCTTCCAGATAAATGTGAAGAGATATATTACGAGGTCTCCAAATGCTTAAAGTCTTAACCAAAGATGGTTTAAAATATTGTAATGATCAGACTATTAAAACAAGAACAAATTTTAAAGGTTGGCATTGCAGACAAACAAACTATATTATTGATGCCGGCTGGTGGGAAGTGGGTACTTCAGTTTGCAGAACACCTTATCCCGTTTCAATAGATGATTTTACTGAACCTAAAGAAATAATATGTCCTAATGAAAATTGTTTCTGTGGTACTGATATAGCTATGCCTAAAGGTAAAACAGAAGATCATATGTTGATGATTCCTGTTTACACCGATGTAAAAGGAAAATTAAAACCGGATGATGAGGTTCTTGCTGTTTGGGGTGATGATGGTGTTTCCGTAGATTTTTATACAGATCGCAAATGTAATTTTAGATGTAGTTATTGTGATCCACGTAGTCACAATTATAAAGGTGATTTAACGTCATTAGAACGGATGCAAGAAGCTTGGAATAAAGTTAATCCTTTAAATGTTAAAAAAATAATTATCTCAGGTGGGGAACCAACCCTTATTCCTCGTTATATAGATTTTGTAAAATGGTTAAAAGAAAAAGAACCTGAAGCAATTATTTGGACTTTAACTAATGGAACTAAACAGGTATCTTACTTAAGAGAATTAAATAAATTATCATTAATAAACTTTTCAATACATCCAGAGTTTATTAATCATAGATATATTAATAAGTTGGAACGATTTTGTGAAGAAGTAAATTTACCTTGCAAGATTAAAATTATGTATCTACCAAAATATGAAGAATTAATAACAGAGATATATTCAATGTTTAAAGGAAGATTTGAAAAGGTATATGTAATGACAGTACCTTTATGGGATATGAATAATAACATGAATTTAATGAAATATACACCTGAACAACTTGATTTTATCCATGCGACTCAGTGAAGAAGATTTTACTAAGATACCTTGGCATGATATTGTAGCTCTCGGCACTAAGACAATGCTATATCGAGATACATTTACCATATCTTGGTTGTTAGGTAGATTTTGTAACTATAAATGTTCTTATTGTTGGCCATACGCCCGGGCAGATAAAAAAGATCACAGACCAACGGAACTATGTCTTAAAACTATTGATGAAATAAAACGTCAAGCGAGAGATCAGGGATTTAATTCTTTTAACTGGTCTTTGTCTGGAGGTGAACCAACCTTTCATCCAGGTTACTTAGATATACTTCAGCACTTAGCTGATGACGAGCATGCTAAAAGACAAAGAATACATATGACTTCAAACTGTTCTCGTAAAATAAAATGGTTTGAAACATATATTAAATATGCACAAAAATTTGACAAAGCATCAATTACAGCATCTGCTCATTTTGAACATTTAAATACCCAAGACAAGATAGCTGACTTTGCAGATAAGTTAGTTTTTCTTCAAGATAATGGAATTAGAATAACTATTAATATGGTGATGATCCCAGAGAGATTTTGGGCACTGACAGATCATGTTTTATATTTTAAAGAACGTGGTATTCACACTACATTAAAACCACAATCAAATCCAACAGCAACAAAAGTTGTAGAAGGATATACTCAGGGACAATTAGATATTTTACATAATGATTCTAGACCATCTGATCGAGAGATAGATTTAATAGATTCAAAAGGAAATATATATGAATTGGACCAAGCTGAAAGATTTAACGCGTTTAATTTTAATGAATTCAAAGGCTGGGACTGCACGTCGGGTTTTCGTAGTATTATTATACGCGAGCCTTGTGGGAGCATTAAGCGGTCATATTCTTGCAGTGATCTACCTTTAGGAAATATAGAAACTGGATTCAAATTATTTGATAAACCTATGCCCTGCATAACTGATAATTGTGTAAGTTCAGCAGATAGTAAAATTCCTAAACGAAAGCCAGAAAGTAATTATCCATTATGGAAAAATTAAAACACTTCTGTGCATTACCCTTTACTCAATTTACTGTCTCATCATTTAATGAGTATCAGTTATGTTGTGATAATACGGGTGAATCAGGAATGTATAGTGATCAACATTCTATCTTAGAATATTTTAACTCTGATTATATTAATAAACAAAGATTATCATTTCTTAAAAATAAAAGATTAGATATATGTCAGTCCTGTTGGAAAAGAGAAGATAAAGGTTTAAATTCAAGAAGATTAGAAAGTTTAAAAGGAAATTATAGAGAGCAAGTAAGAAGATATAAACAAGGATTACCTTTAATTCCAAATCATCCTGTTTTTAAAATTAAGTTTGGAAATTTATGTAATCTTAGATGTATAATGTGTGGTCCGCAATCATCATCTGCATGGGCCCAGCATAAAGAAAAACATAGTGAAGGTACATGGCCGATTTATGAAAATACATTCAATGAAGGAACATATGAAGATTTAAAACAAATATTACCTAATGTAAGTCGTATTATTATATCAGGAGGTGAGCCTTTAATGAATGATAGATATTATGATTTTCTTGAATGGCTTATTGGATATAAGTTCGCAAGTAAATTAAAAATAACAACTCTTACTAATGCTACGAAAATACCAGAACATTTGTTTCAATATAAAAAAGCTTTTAAACGATTATCTTTTAATATATCAGTTGATGGTATAGGAAAGAAAGATGAGTATATTAGAACAGGGCAGGTTTGGGAAAAGAAAAAAGAGAATATTTTCAAACTACAACAAAATTTTATGATTGGATTTGAAGTAACAGTGCAGGCACTTAATATTGGTTACTTAGATAATATTCAAGGTTATTTAAAAAACAATTTTGGAAGAATGTCTCCATTAACAAACATCTTAGTAACTCCAAAATATTTTGATTCCACCAGCTTACCACAAGATATAAAACAACTCTACTTAAATAAAAATACAAAATATATTCCTGAGCGGATTACAAATCTATTAAGAACACCTACAAAAGGTAAATCTTTTCAAAAAGGTTTAAGGTTTCTTAAACTGTGTGATAAAAGAAATAATACAAATTTCTTAGAAGAGTGGCCCGAATTTAGACCGTATGTATAATCCCGATCAAATAAAACATATTCATTTAGAACCCACCCAAAGATGTCAAGCCGCATGTCCAATGTGCGATAGGACAAATAATCCTCGTATAAAAAATGCTGAATTGACCTTAGATAATTTCATGCATATGGTGGATATTGATTTTGTGAAGCAATTAAATTCATTATTAATGTGTGGTAATCACGGTGATCCTATTATCTCATTACATGCTCTAGATATTTTAAGATACCTTAGAGTCAACAACCCAGATATACACCTGCAAGTTACTACAAATGGTGGTGCCAGAGACGAAGACTTTTGGAGAGAATTAGCTTTCATTTTAGGTAGTAGAGGTAAAGTACAATTTAGTGTTGATGGCCTGGAAGATACAAATCATTTATATAGAGTAAATGTTAATTGGAAAAAAATTGAAGAAGCAATGGATGTATTTACTCAAGCAGGTGGAAAAGGTGTTTGGGTTTATTTAATATTTGAACATAATGAACATCAAGTTGAAGAAGCAGAACAAATGGCCAAGTTATTTGGATTAGACTTTATAAGAAAAAAGACTGGAAGGTGGGTACAGAGCTATAAAGGTAAGAAGATTGATAAAAAGATAACCAACAAAGGGAATGAGATTAAACCAGCTACAAAACCAGAGCATCAGAATCAAAGCGTAAATAAATATGATAGATTGGTTAAGACTCATGGTTCCTTTCAAGAGTATTTAGATCAAACATCCATCAAATGCAAATCCCTTATAACTAATGAAATATTTATCAGTGCTGAAGGTCTTGTAACTCCTTGCTGTTGGACTCATGGACGATTTTATAAAGCATATCAAGAGATTGGTGAAAATCAGATTTGGTCTTTCGTAGATGACGTGAAAAATATAAATGCTCTTCATACTCCGTTACGAGAAATCATTAAAGGAAACTTTTTCGCACAGCTGGAAAAGAGCTGGAATCTCCCTTCATGTTCTGATGGGAAATCTGTTGTATGTGCTGAGAAATGCGGTTCAGGGTTTGATGCTTTTAGAGATCAGTGGAAATGACAAATTTTTATTGTTTGAAATGGGGAACAAAATATAATCGCTTTTATGTTAATAGACTGTTTAATTCTTTAAAGGAGCATTATGACGATCCTTTTAGTTTTACTTGTCTTACTGATAATACTGTGGGTCTTGATAAAGATATTATCGTAGACCCAATACCAACTGATTTTAGTGAGTTTCCAAGAACACAAATATTTACATCTGAGAAGATGTGTTATTTTAATAGTTATAAACACATCTCGGGACCGAAGGCTTGGTTTGACTTAGATATATTAATACAAAATAATATAACGGAACTTATTAATAAAAAGAAAAATAAGGTAACATATATTTGGAACTATTGGAGAAACGAAGAAGCACATAAAACTAATTATGGTTGGATGACTACTCCAATTAATTCTTCTTTTGTTGCTTGGCAAGATGATTTAGGTTTTGATATGTATGAAAGATTAGTTAAAAATAAAGAGAAGGCATTTTTTACTTATCCATCATATGACAAATATCTATTCTATCAAGAACATAGAAAAGGTAATTTAAATTATTGGGAACCAGGAATAGTATATAATTATAATATAGGAGTTAAATATCCTGATGATTTAAACCCGACAAAATATAGATCTGATTATAAAGTCTGTTTATTTAATACATCACACAAAGCATGGGCGAAACCTAATGAAACACATATAGAGTTACATCAGGCAGAAGGCTGGGCATATGACAAATGGATTAGTTATGAATGAGTTTGATTCGTTTGCTTCTGATATCTTAAAAAATTCGGATTCAAATGCATATGATATTTTGTGGTATACTGTTCCAGAAAATAGACGACATAATGTAGGTGCGGCTAATAACCGATATAATAAAACCTTAAATGATAAGATCCATTCTTTAATTACTCAATATTTTGACGAAGACGATTTAAACATGGTATGTTCTTGGTATATGAATTATCATGTTGACAAAATAGAAAAATTAGGTTATAATATAACTTATTATGATTCAGATCCTTATGTGTGCGAAGATTGTGATCTTATAAGTGACAATATACATAACGTAGATGTTATATTTGATAGAGTGCGATTTAAAGGTCCTATCATACATAAATTTTGTGAAGATACTTATCCTATTGGTAAAGTTCATAAGGGAAAATATATATTAGCAGGTAGTAATAAAAAAAGATTGCATATATGTAACCCTATTGAATCCTCTCAGCAATTAATAGAACAGAATGAAATCAAGTCCGTTATCTATGAAGAAGAATACGAATTTCAAAAAGTTAAATATTCAATAGTAGTAGGATGTTCATAAAAAATTTCAAAAGTGCTGAGATTAATTTAAAAATTCTTGAAAGAGATAGACGTGCCAATATAGGTGAATGGGCTAAAAAGAATTCTATTTTAGAAAAACATAGGCGCAGATTAGATAGTAAAAGAAGACAACTCGATCAAGAAAAAATTGATGATACTGGTTTATATGAAAAGAATAAAATAGAATTTGAGAATACGATGGAATGGTCTCCTTATATGAAGGTTAAAAGATTCTTAGATGAATCTTATCCTGAATACGCTTCTAGTCTTTTAGATTCAATATCAGATGGTCAATATGAATCTAAAAAATGGATGAGTGAAGTTTTAAAATCAGGTCAATTAGGTAATAAAGATCCTTTAAAAATTGAAATAGCTGGATCCTGGTTTGGATGGCCAATGATTGAGTTATTAGAAGATGCTATTGTAAAAATAGAAAGTATTGATTTATATGATATAGATGAAGTATGCCATGAAGTAGTTAGAAAATATATATATCATTTCAAACCGAAATATCATATAAATCAATATCATGATTTTTTTGAAAGAGGTGATAAAAGGATCCGGCATTTACTTATTTGCACTTCTTGTGAGCATATGCCAGATATAAGTGAGATGAAAGAATATTATAAAGACACACCCAAACCAATTCTTGCACTTCAAAGTAATAATTATGTTGAATTGGCAGAACATGAAAACTGTGTTAATAGCTATTCTGAGTTGGCTGAGAAGAATGAAATAAAAGATATAAGGTATCAAGGTGAAAGAGACTTTGGTTATTATAAAAGGTTTATGGTTATAGGAACATGGTAAAAGAATTTCGCGATTCAAATTATTATAAAGTATTTAAGTTTGTAAGAAACAATTTTCCAGAATATGAAGATAGTTGGTGTGATTCGATTTCTTTCGATCAGTATGAATCAAAAAAATGGTTATGTGATGTTCTAGATAATTTAAAAATAACGGAAACAGATAATGTCCGAAAATATACTAAAGATGCAGGTGTTACAGGATGGTTTTATCCTCTCTTAATAGATATAGTCGGGTCATGGTTTGGTTGGCCGTTAATAGAAATGATTGACCAGTTTTCTAAAGGAAGAATTACACGAATTGATTGTTATGATTTTGATGAAACCTGTCAAAAGGTAATGGCTCAATATAAAAATATGTTTGACCCGAAATATGATATAGTACAACATGATGATTATTTTGAAAGAAAAGAAGTAAGAAGAAGGCACTTGGTTATTTGTACTTCTTGTGAACATATGGGAAATTTTAATAGAAGATATTATAAGGGTAATCCTTTTGTTTGTTTACAATCTAATAATTATTTTGATTTACCGGAGCATACAAATTGTGTAGAAAATGTGGATGAATTAATAAAGAAAAATAAATTGAAAAAGATATGGTATAAGGGTGAAAAAGATTTTGGCACTTATAAACGTTTTATGACAATTGGACAGTGGCAATGAAACGGGCTGTTGCATGCATCTGCGTTGGAGATAAGTATAATCTTACTGATGTTAAAATATTAGAACAAATGGTATTCCAAAATACCACCTATGATATAAACTTTAGAGTATTTGATGAACCAGTATTACCTAAATGGTGGACTAAGGTTTTATATCATTCACCAGTAATAGAACCATTTGAAGAAGATGTTGTTTTAGCTTTTGATTTAGATGTAGTTATAAAGGGAAGTATAGATCCTTTGTTTGATTGGGTAGAACAACAAGATTATCTATGCGCAGTATGGTGTAGATGGAGAGAGCATATGGATAATTTTGAAGAACAAAGAGATAAAGATATATTTTGTACTCCTTACAATTCTTCAATATTAGGATGGAAACCAGATACTTGTTTGAAGATTTGGGAAGAATTTGTTTTTGAAGATATAGAAAAATATAATGGATTCGATACTTATCTTTGGATGAAGAGATTGGATCCTATTAGAATACCGGATCATTTTTATTATTCAGCACATTTTGCACAGTATCAAGAATTGGATTATCCGGTGGCCCTTTTTAATAAAGGACAAAACATTGGTTTAGAAAAACATGAAATAATATCTAAGGTACCATGGGTGAAAAAATACAGGAATTAATATTCTCTATAAACCACGGAGGGTTAGGTGATAGGTTTTGTATGCTCTCAAATATTTTACATACTATGCAGCACTCCCCTGCGGGCTCAGTGAAATTAAAGGCTTATTTGTATCCACAGGATGAAGCAGACAAAAAATTAAGAAATAATTTAAAATTTAATAATTTGTTTGAAGTAATAGATTTTTTACATCTTGAAAGGCCGAACAATCCATTTTTAGAAGATAGCGTTGAATTACTTAATGAACATAGCGATCACTTTGAAGGATTTATGAAAAATGTTGAGAATGAAATGTATCGATCTTTTAATGATACATTACTTAGAGATGCAAAATATTGGCCTGTGAGTTATGAAAAATTCGCTAAGAAAAAATATATTACGTATCTACTTTATCACACAGAAAAACTTCATTTTGGTCAGAGTCATAAAATTCTTACTAATGAACAGATAGACGTTTTTAAAAATATTATCAGTAATATGACAGAACTTTCTGATAAATTGGAGTTTGTTGAATTGGAGGATTATAATTATGAAAAAAATATTGAGTTATTATCTAAGAGTTATTTTCATATAGGGTCAGAAGGAATGTGGACCCACTTATCCAGAGCAATGAATGTTTATACTATAGCGTATTCACTACTTGATGAATTTATTGGAGAATTTAATCAACAAGGTCATTTTTGTTCGAAAGAGTTTTTAGAGTGTTTGGAAAAAATGAAAGAGAAAAGCAGAGAATTAATATGATACATGTTTATTCAGATAGTTTTGGTGAAACACATGGTGCTGGTACTTGGCCTGCAAAGCTTGAATTTATTAGAGAAGAGGAAGTAAAAATTAACGGGTCTGGAGGGACCGGTCCAAATTGGAGCTTAAGAAAATTAATTAATGATTTGGAAACTTCAAAGATAAAAAATAAAGATAGTGTAATTGTTTTACTGTCCGATCAGAAGAGAATGGAATTTCCTTGGTTGGAAAATGATTGGTTAGCAGATGGTATTTTTTTATTAGCAGAAGATATTCCAGAAGAAATAGTAAAACACCTTAAAGGAGGAACACCAGAATTTGACAAATATAGATATAAGAAATATGAATATGAAATAAGAACAATTGCACAATCATTAGGTCCCATGTTTTTATATGAGAACGTCAAAAATATAACATTTTTACATTTACTTTCTCAACAGTTTAGTGAAATAAATTTTTTGGTATTTACTTGTTTTAGTCTCAATCATTTTACTTCAAGATATAAAAATTTTAATATTACATCTACAAAATTATTATATGATTTGGATTTTGAAGAATTAAATTCATCTAATTTTTATTATGTATCAACTCCGGTTTCATATATGGCCGGCACATATGATGGTGATGAAATGTTGAATAATCATATGACTGTAGAACAAAACGAAAAATTTGGTATCTTTTGTAATGACATATTAAATAATAATACACCCGATACTAGCTGGTTTGCTTATAAGGCATATGATGATCCTTATGCAGAACATCAAGGATCAGAGCCGCCAGCACCACTTTTCATTTACGATTGATATGACAATACACATTTATGGTGATAGTTTTGGAGTAATTTGTAAACATGATAAAACATGGCCGGCTGAACTATCAAGATTAAAAAAAGAAGAAATTGATGTTAAAGCAGAATCGGGTAGTGGACCTAATTTTTCTTTAGATTTATTAATTGCAGATTTAGAAAATAGTTCCATTAAAGATGATGATACAATAGTTATTCTGTTATCCGATCAGAAGAGAATGGAGTTTCCTTTTGTAAGGAATAATGAACATGTTACAGGTGTTTTTAGAATAGCTGAGGATAATAAAGATTGGAAACATCCATTTGAGCCAGATAATAAAGATGATCCTTGGCCTGGAGTACAGAATCAGTCCTACTTAAATGATTATAAAAAGGAAACAAAAATTATAGCACAAACATTAGGGCCTATGTTTTTATATGAGAATGTTAAGAATATATCTTTTTTACATTTGTTATCTTTAAATTTTAAAAAGATAAGATTTGTGGTATTTACTTGTTTCAGTTTAGATCATTATCTAGGAACTTATAAAAACTTCAATATAAATTCAACTGATTTTTTACACAAAATAAAATTTGAATCTTTAGATAGTGAAAATTTTGATTATGTAAAAATTCCTGTAGGACATATTGTAGGCCTTGATGATACTGGTATTCAATTAGATAATCACATGACACCAGATAAAAATTTAAAATTTGGTAAATTAGTATATGATATAATAATGAAAAATGAGATTGATAGATCCTGGTTTAATACACATCCCTATGATGATCCTTTTGAATACCAGTATCCATTAGAACCCATTTTCATATACGATTAATATAAATAAGATAAGGTTGTTGATATAATTGGATAGCTTTTTAGGACGTGGGTTCGATTCCCACCGCCTCCACCAGAGAGATATAACTTAGATGTTGTATTTCGCTGATGGGGGCGTAACGGTATTCGACTGAGAGTGAAGGGATTAAGGAGACCTAAGGGTGGTAACCTATAACCAATAATCTAATCGCAGATAATACCGATTATTTTCCAGCACAAGTGGCACTCGCCGCTTAATCGCTGATGGGCTTATGATTGTGCCTGGAAACAGAAACAATCAACCACACATAGAAAGGAAAAATGGCTGAATATAAAAATGAAGAACCCTGCGAATTTGTATACCGCGTTAAAGCAGTATCAAAAGTAGTAGATGGAGATACAATAGATTGTTGTTTCGATTTAGGATTTGATGTAATGTTTCATAGTCGGGTTCGATTATTGGGTATAGATACTCCGGAATCCAGAACAAGACATAAGAATGAAAAGGTGTATGGTTTACTTAGTAAAGACGCACTTAAATCATGGGTGCATTGGGCTGTTATGGATGATAGAGATGATATTGATATTGAAATTAGATGTCCTGAAGCAGATAGTCGTGGAAAGTTCGGAAGAATTTTAGGCGAAGTTTGGGTAAATTGTAATGCAGAAGGAGAGCACGGTGGTTGGACTAACGTTAACAAATGGATGTGTGAGAACGGACACGCTGTTGGTTATTGGGGTCAAAATAAAGATGATGTTAAAGGTGAACATTGGGCAAATAGAGAATATCTTTCCGAACAAGGTAAAATGGCACTTCTTCAATGGGATGAAGATTAATGAAAGCATTCGCTGAAGTAGCAGGTTTGGTATCAAATGCGTATCATGGACAAAATGAAGTTTCTATGATACGTAGTTTTGAAAGTCCACCAATCATTTTATCAGGGCCATTATTTAAAAGAATATTTGAACTTACAGAAAAAGAAGCTCTTCACTCAATTGGATTAAGTGATTTAAAAAATAAATTTCCTAAGGTCCAAGGAAGAGCTAAACAAATTTCTACCTTTACTCAAATGCAACCTAATTCGCAATTTTGGCAAGGTGGAATAGATGATGAGGATAGACCTGGTGGTTTGTTATTGCATGTGAAAGGAAATGTAACAGGTCAATTCAATCAAGACATGTATACCGAAATATTAAGAGGTGGTAGACGTGTTATAATGCTAAATGATGATACCATTGAAGAGCAAGAGTTTGAAGACGAATTAAAAGGTCTTCAATCCGAATTCAGAAAATTAGTCCATGAAATTTTTAAAAAGAAATTAGGCATTAAACCTGATAGCCCTTTATCTTTTTCTGATAATAATTATCCTGAAAATATATTGCGGACAGAATTAGATGGACGACAAAAAGCTACCCTCATTAAAAACTATTTGGATGGGATGGAAAAGCTTCTGAAAAATAAGAAGTATAAAGAAGCTGTTTCAGATATGATGTTTGATATGATTGCAGTAGGTGATTATGAATATAACGAAATTACTATGGAAAAAGTAAAGTTAATTTCAATTTATGTCACAAACTCAAATATAGATCGCTCAGACGTCGATAATCTAAGAAAACAATTTAAAGTCCCTATCTATCCAAATGCTTCTCGAACACAAATTGAGAAGATCCTCCAAACAATAAATTCATAAAAAAATACTTGACATTTTGTTGAATATATCGTATAATAATACTATTAAATAATTAATTATAGGAGCACATGGAAGCACGAAGAAAATGCGATCCAGAGTTGGGTCAATTAGTAAGTGAACACTTGGAAAGTCTTGGTTTAGAAACACCTATGACACAAGTTCGAAAAAATTATGATAGTGAGACAGCAATTGAATCTATCAAAGGAAACATGACGGAGATTATGACATCATTAGGATTAGATCTTAAAGATGATTCATTACAAGATACACCCAAAAGAGTAGCACAGATGTTTGTGAATGAAATTTTTTGGGGACTTGATTATGACAGATTTCCTAAATGCACAAAAATTGAAAATAAGATGAACTATAAAGGTTCATTTGTATTAGAAAGAAATATCAATGTTCAATCCTATTGCGAGCATCACTTTATTGTTATTGATGGTGTTGCCAGCGTCGCTTATCTCCCAAACAAATATGTTTTAGGGTTATCTAAGTTAAATCGAATTGTTCAATTCTTTTCAAAACGTCCTCAAGTTCAGGAAAGGCTTACTGAACAAATTAGAGCTGCGATTGCGTTTGTTGCTCAGACAGAAGATGTTGCCGTTCAAATTGATGGCGCACATTTCTGTGTTAAATCACGAGGCATTCAGGATCTCAGATCTACAACTGCAACATTCTCTGCATCAGGTGTTTTTTCAGAAGGATCACAACGTCAAGAGTTCCTTGCAGGATGTCGTTCTTTAATGGCTTAATATGACATACATTTCACATGAAATACCTAGATCACTAATAGATGAACATCAAGACTTTATTAGCGATTATCAATTTGTATTACTTCATAAAATTCTAGAAGATAAAGATTACGCAGAGATGGTTTGTGACTTTGCGAATAATGGAGAATTTACTTATCTTGATAATAGTTGTTTTGAATTGGGTGAATCATTAGATAATGATATTCTCTATGAATGGTTCCAAAGATTAGAACCAGACTTTGTAGTTCTACCAGATGTTCTCGGAGATAGAAAAAGAACACTGGAAAGGTCGATTGAATTTGCTAATGATTATCCAGACACAATCCCTAATGGTATGCCCGTTATTCAAGGAGCAACACCAGATGAAATGATTGATTGCTATAATGACTTTACTGAGTATAGTGATAAATGGCCGATAATTGGTATACCTTTTGTTTATCGTTGGGCTGATAAAGACCCAACACTTCAGGCGAATGAAAGAATAAAGTTACTTGAAAGAATGGACAGAGAGTGTATTGATAGAGATATCAAACATCATCTATTAGGTACGTGGCAAGCAAGAGAATTTGCACATTATAGAGATTATAATTGGATTCATAGTATAGATACTTCCAATCCAGTAATGGCAGCATTAGACGGAACACCTTATGCAGGAATTCACGGATTAACACAAAAACCAACATCAACATTTGATTCTATTTACGATATGAAAGAAGAAGATATTAACTTAGATCTTTTATATTATAATGTTGATAGTTTTAGACAAATCGTTACGGGTAAATTTCCTGAGAGAAAATATCCAGAGAATTTAAATTGTTTTAAATACTTTACATATTCAGGACAACATGGCTAATAAGATAGATCCAGAACACTATCAAAGTAATACAAAATTGGAAGCGATTGATGTTATAGAAGCTTTCGATTTAAATTTTCATCGCGGAAACGTTGTTAAGTATGTTTTGCGAGCAGGTAAAAAATCAGAAAAGGGTTACGAGAATAAAGATAAACAATTAGAAGATTTGAAAAAAGCTAAGTGGTATCTTGAAAGAGTAATCAAAAATGTTACGGAGGGATGATGGACTTACGAGAAGCTAGAAATAAACTTCCAGAAGTTAAAGAAAATGTTGCAGTTATATTATCCGGTGGCATGGATAGTTCTATTGTTACAATGATGTTAGCCCGACATTATGGACCAGAAAAAGTATTTGCTTTAACATTTAACTATGGTCAAAAGCAAGCTGAAGAATGTATGAAGGCAAAAGAATTATGTCGTGAATTAGGTGTACCACATAAGCAATTAGATATAGGTTATTTCGGAGAGTTAGTTCAACCTATTAGTGCAAATATATCTGGCACTGATATTGACATGCCCAACATTAAAGAAGTGTTGGGAGATCCCCAACCTGTTACATATGTCCCGTTTAGGAATATGATGTTGTTAAGTAATGCATGCGCTTTTGCAGAAGTAGTAAATGCAGAATACATTTTTTGTGGACTTCAAGTTCATGATGAATATGGGTATTGGGATACAAGCCAAGCCTTTGTAGATGCATTAAATGGCATTACAGTACTAAATAGAACATTCAAGACACAAATTATTGCGCCGTTCTCTTTATTAAGTAAAACAGAAGAATTAAAAATATGTAAAGAGCTAGGAACATTTAATTTATTAAAGCATACATTAACATGTTACGATCCAGATGAAGAAGGTCGTAGTTGTGGAAGGTGCCCTTCTTGTTCTGAAAGAATTAAAGCGTTTCAGAATATTCAAGAAATAGATCCAATACCTTATCAGGAAGGCGATTAATGTGTAGTATTTCTGCAAGCAAGAGCAAAGAAGTTTTATTAAAATTAGTAGAACTTAATAGATATCGGGGCGAAGAATCTCATTCAGTTTCACAGTTTTTATATCACGAAGATTTAGATCCTGACGCCAATGGTTTTTATCTTAAACAACAGATTAAATCATATGGCCCTTTAGATGTAAAACAATTAGATGGTGAATGGGATTATTGTATTGTTCATCAACAAGCACCCACATCAAAAGAAGTTAATAATACTGATTTAGCAACAGGAAGATTTATTCACCCAGCTGTGAAAGGAAAATCTTATTTGTGGCATAATGGTATTATTAAAGAAGGAAAATTTGAAGGTGATTGGGATACAGAATGGTTGTTTGATCTTACATTAGATGATTTAGAAAAAAGCCCTCTTAAAAGATTTGATGCTAAGATAAGTGAAGCAGATGGTACATTCGCATGTATGATGCATCACGATAGTAGTATGTTTATATTTCGTAATGAAATTAGTCCTTTGTTTAGTGAAGGATCATCCTTTTCTTCTACTAAGTTTGAAAACTCTATTCCAGTGCCCGCAAATACAATGTGGGAATTAGATTATGAAATGGGTGGTTTAGTAGAACAATGGAAATTTGAAACAAAAGAAAATCCCTATCATTTTGGAGAATAATGTTTATACACCCCGTGAATGCCTCTACTGAGGTAACCAATATCGATGATACAATGATTCAACCAAATACTGTTGATTTACGAGTCGATAAGGTTTATCGAATCGGCGCTGGTCCAATGCACATAGATGAAGAAGAAAAGATACATCGAAAGTCAATGGAAATATTTCCCGATGAAGATGGTAATTTTCTTTTAAGTCCAGGCTGTTATGAAATGCAATCCAATCAACAAGTAGAAATAGCAGAAGGGGAAGTTGCTCTTGTTCTTGGTT